GTTACTGTAAAAGTATTTGAATCTGCAACAGAGGCAACAATAAACGTACCATCAGTAGCAGAACCAGAAGTGTAATCTACTGTTAGTTCATCTCCCACTGCAACACCATGATTTGTAATCGTGATTGTAACTGTAGTTCCTGACTGAGAATAAGTTCCTGTTTTTGTAAAGCCCTCTCCTGGTGGAGTAAAATCAAAACTGGCACTATCATTAGCTCTACTATCTAAAAATCCTTCTATGACATCTGCTTCTGTTTCTGAAACTTCAAATGTAAAATTAAAAATCTTTGGATTTTGATGAGCAGCGAGTCCAAATAATATTCTGTGTTCAAAACCATCTGCAAAACGCACTCTTCTAGTATTTGGTGCAGACCTTTTCTGTTGTCCGTATTTTGGGGTGATTGAGGGAAAGGTAGCCATTATGCAAGTAAACCTCCAGGACGCTTTTGTTTAATTAATTCAGATTCTATCGCTGCTGACAATACAAGACCGAGTTCTCTGCCACCTTGTTCATCACCTTCAACAGAAGAACCAGAGGCATCTACGTTTACTACTATATTTGTTCCGCCATCTAACTGATTATTTGGAATAATAGTTCCTGCTCTATCTGGCACAAATAATTCTGGCCCACGTTCTCCAACTATTGAAGCTCTTCCTACTGGTGGCCTTCCACCATTTGCAAACTTTAAACCTGGTACAGGATCTAACATAGGTGCGGAAATCATACCACCTAAATCTGTACGAAAACTACTACCTCCACCTCCTTTCTTACCTCCGCCAAATAGTCCAAGAACTGAACCGAATAATCCTCCACCGCCTCCTAGTGATCCCTGCATATTACCGAAGAAAGCCATATTGAATGATGCGTCTATAAGTTTGTTAAGTACATTACTGAGGACATCATTTAAGGTGGACGTTCCACGGATCATACCCTGTATGCCGTCTGCTATATCGGTGGCTATTGTCTGTGACATTTTCTCAAATGCTGCTGCTGTCTCTAACGCTAATTGTCTTTCTTTTTGTAAAGCATCTAATTTTCTCATTTTATTAGCAAGTGCTTCCTCATCTATCTCAATATCTTTATCTTTAAGCTCTTGTATTTTTTGTTGAATTTCAAATTCTAACTCAGATAAATGACCTTTCTCTTTACTTTTTTCAAGTAAAGTTATTTCACTATTTAATTGTTTTTGAGCAGCTTTATTTAAAGCATCATTTATTGCTTTAACCTCTGCTTTTGCGTCTTTTTGTTTTATAAATGCTGTTAATGCATCTAGTGCTAATTTTTTATTTTCTATAGCTGCTGCTTTAGCTTTATCATCAAAAGAAAAAGGATTTACCCCTTTACTAGCATTTAAAAATTCAGTAAATAGTTTATCTTGTTCTGCATCTCCCGTTCCAAACTCTCTCTTAGCACGACCAAACGCTACGTCAGTTTCAACTTGTCTAGTTAATGAACTTAAAATTCCAGATTGTTCTATAAGATTTGCTATCCCTACTCGCATATTTAACATGAAAACACCAAAACTTGTACTTAAGTCTTGAGCCTGATCTCCAAATCTACTTAATGAATCAACTCCATCTTTACCTATCTGTTGAGTCATTTTTTCCCTGACTAACGCAAAAGCTGTTTCTTTATCTCCTAATTGTTCGATTATTTTTACTTGTCTTTCAAAATTACTTCCGACTAAACCTAAAGACTCTATTAAAGGTGTTGTATCTTTATTAAGACTATTTAAAGCCTGACCTAATTTGGCTGTTTCAACTCCAAATTGTTGAATAGGAGTAACAATAGAAGTCGCAAGTAAACCTCCTGCAAAACCTCCCATTTGACCACCAACTGCTGATCCAATTCCACCACCTAATGCACCAGCAAGACCTACTAATGGTCCTTGTCCAAATAATAAAGGAAATGCACCACTAATAATTGCACTTGATAAAACCCCCGAACTGCTACCAGTTTTTCCTGTTCCTGTTTTTCCTTTTCCTCCGCTAATAAAATTAGCTTTCTGTTTTTCTAATGCAAATTGTTGCTTATCTAGTTTTAACTCTTGTTGTTTAAGTTTTAAAATACCTTCATTTTGTTTAAGTTCTAAATTACCTACCTTTATTTTTTCCTTATCTACTGCTAAAGCTTGCTTACTGGCTTTACCACTTAAAGCCATTCTATTTAGCTTTGTAATACGATCCTCAAGGGTCTTTAACTGGTCTTTAGCCTGTCTTATGTCTAACTTTATATTGACTTCGTAATTAGAACCAGCCACTATTTTTTAAAAAACATTATTTATACTTTAGCGTACCTTACGATATTGAGCTTTCTTTTGTGCATCTTCGTAGGCTTTTTCTTCCCTTTCACCTTTTAATGTAAAATATGCGTTCCAACCATAGAGTTCCTCCAGTGTCATTTTTCTCTTGAGATCACCTAAAGTCATCCCTAATTGTTCAGCAATGAAAAACTGTAGATATAAATAATTATTCTTATTCAGATGTGCTTTTTACCGCATCAGGAGTAGCCTCCTCACCCAACTCTTGCATCTTAGTCATCAGTTCTATCAGCACTGCCATCGGTATTTCTCTTCGTAGGCTGGCTCGATCTCCTTCAGAAAATAGTTTATTTCCATTCTCATCTTCCGCTTTATTTATTAATACCTGTAAAGCAAAATCTAAACTTCCTTCTTCTTGTCCTCTGTTCGCTGCTACTAGAGTAGCATTTATGCCATCTCTATCAGCAATAGTAAAAGGTCGCCAATATACATTTAAAATTAACTCTCCATTTCTATAAATAGGATAACTCCTTTTACTGTCTATACTGAAGGCTCTTTTCAGTTTGTCGATTGCTCTTTCTGTTGCCATGCAAAATAAATTATTGTACTTACTAACTATACTACTACTTTATTATTTAAAGCCAACCTTTTTAAATGCTTTTATAATATCAAACTTTATAAAATTACCTTTTGTGTAAATATTGTACCAATTTGGACCTTTTCTTGCTGTTAAAGTATTTTCTCTTCCATGTTCCGCATAAGTTACCTGTTCTCCTGCAAAGTTAGGTAAAGTTTGACCTGGTGCGTTTATTGCAAAACCAGCATACTTAGCTTTGTTACCTACATATAAATCTTGACCTAAAGCTACATTAGGTACTCTTGCATTTTTTACTCTTCTACCTGTACGATCTGGCATCATATAAGCAGGAAAGTCTGGTTTTCTCTTTTTAGTGGGTTGCACTGGATTTTTTGATACGACCCAGTTCTCACCAAATGTTCCTGTCCACCACGGACCTTCTTCAGTAAGTGTTCTGACGATAGTTTTAGCTAATTCTTTTCTACCTTTTACAAGGTCTTTTTCAATATCTTTTGTTAATTGTTTTAGTGGTCTAGGCATTAGCAGTAAATTCGCAGCTTACAACAGATAGATAATGACTATCGCCCTCTACAGTAACAGAAGTCGGACCTTGCACAGCAGATACTCTTGGACTTACAGAAAATGTATCGCTATAGTTTGCGGCATTTACTGAAGTTAATCCATCAATTACAGACTCCGCTATAGCAGATGCCACGGCACTTCCTCTGTTTGGTGGTGTCATAATTCCACATCGGATCGAACCAGAATAATAGTCCTGGGCTGCACCATGAGTTTGAGTTGTAGATTGAGCAAAATCTAAACTTACCATTACATATTTTTTATTCTTACCTGGTACTGTAAAAGGCATATTATCAAATACTACTGTAACTGTATTATCAGCAGCGTTTACAGCAGTTTTGATGGCGGTTTCAAATGCTGCTCTTGCGTTTACTAAAGTCATCAGAAAATAACATCAATACGGAATAAATATTCCTGACCACCTTTTACAGTCAGAATATCAGTTATTTTAGCTTCTCTTGTAGAACCAGAAAAAGTTAAAGTAATCTCATCCTGTAATAATGGTTGACTATCACCTATCAAGTCTGGTGTTACATATAACCTTGCTACGTTTTCCTGAAAACCTTCCTCTTCTGTGGAACGTACAAACTCTATCGGTACTTTTATATTGAATGTAAGATCAGTTGTACTGATCGCACCCGTAGATGTGTTGTAAACAGGAGATGTTTTTCTTGTGTAAACAATACTGGTGTCTAATGAATTACCTAAGTCAGATACAATTTGTTTTGCAATCTGTTTTAGTGCTGTGTCTAATTGTCCTGCCATTATCCTCTAACCACTCTCATTTGATAACTGCCTGATCCAGCCATTGCATACGCTCCTAGATAACTTTGTAACCAAGGGTAAACATCTAAAACATTATTTACTGTTCCTGTTCCTTGACTTGTCGTATTGTACTTAACTTCTATATCACCTAGTTTTACTTCACTAAAGTTTCCGTCTTTACCTGTAGTGCCAGTGATTGCATCAGTGTCATTGGCTAATGCTCTTGCTAATTCAAATTGTGCATATTTTATACTCTGAGGGATCAAGTCGCATTTTAGTTCTACACCATCTACTGAATAATTATTTCTTGGAAACTTTAAGGCTTGTCCGTCATCGCATCTATCTCCTAGATAAACCAAAGTATCTATCCATCTTGTAGCTGATATTAGTGATCTCTTCTTTTGGTCATCTGTCTTATTAGTCCAAGTAGAAGAATCAGGAGAAGTATCAAAATAGTCGTTAGATTCAGAAAGAGTAACGTAACTATTAGCACTTGCTCCTTTTATAGTTGCATCTATAGTTGCTGCCACGATCCATAAAGTAATTTAGTTTTATTGTAGCGTAAAGAAAAAACCCCACCAATAATTGATGAGGTTTCGTTATGACCGACAATAA